CGTTCTTGCCGGAATCTGGACCGGTCCAGACGTAGCAGCCGGTCACCGGGTCGATCCAAACCCGCGCCATGATCTTCGCTCTGATGCGATCGCGCCGGCTGCTCATCCTCGGCGCCTCCAGGCATCGAAGTGGCCGCGCAGGTCGCACCAGCGCTCCGCCGCTGCGGCATCGTCGTTCAGCTGCCGGCGCGAGCCGATGCCGAGGACAGAGCGGACTTTTGTGGCTGCGCGCTCGTCTGTCAGGGGGCGCTCAAGACCGTGGCATTCCTCAAGAAACTTCTTGAACGCCGGTTCGCCGCACTTGATCGCGCACTCGGCAGCATAATTCTTTTCCGGCCGCTCCTCGTAGCAAGCGAGCGCGTGCGTCTTTTCGGTCAGGCGGTCGACGAGGCGGCTGTAGATCCGCAGCAGGAATTCAATGTCGGCATGCGCGTGCAGAAGAAATTCCTCATCCTGCCAGCCGCACTCCTCGGTGACGGTGACGACAGGCGAAAGGGAAGCGCCCGGCAACAGGCGGGCGAAGAGCTGGCGCTGGCCGCGTGCCTTGACATCCACGGTCCAGTCGCGGCTCGCCTCGCCATGGCGGGCGCGGATCTTGTCCAGCCGTATCTGATCGGGAGACGGGCCGGCATTCATCGGCCGGCCTCGTCGCGATTGGCCACTGCAATCAGCACGTCCGCATGACACGGTGCACCAGGCCTGCACCAACAGGCTAGGTTCTTGCCGCGCAGCTCGTCAACATTCTCAGCGACAAAGCGACGGGTGCGCTCCAGCGCCTTAGTGTCCGGATCGGCACCGACGCGCAGTAGGCCCGCAAGCAACGCCTTATAAAGATCGACGCAATAGGCTGCATCGCCATGCTTGCCGACAACAAAGGGGTTTCCCCATGGTCCGGGTCGGCCGACGTGCACGACTTCTAAGCCGTTGATCGATTCGGAATGCGCCTGCAGGTCGAAACCCTTGCGGCGAGATAGCTGGAGTCGGGCCGGCTTCGTCATAGCGCTTCGCCCTCCCAAAAGCGAAAATCCCATGCGAAGTGTTTGTGGCAATGGGTGAGCGCTTCGCTCGTCAGTTCCGGCAGGGGCTCACTCCTCGTCACATTATGGCGGGGGAGCTTGATGCGGAACCGCTCCTCAATCGCGGCGAGGTTTGAGAACTGCTCGATCTCCGTGCCGAGATCTGGCCGCAGGTACATGAACTGACTCTTGCGGTTCTCGGGTAGCGGATGACGAACCGTGTATTGAGGCCAAAAGCGGTTGTAGCCGGCGGAATCGTAGGGCGTAGTGAAAGGTACGCGGTTGTCGACGATCCAGTCGCTGAAGGACATCGATACGCTTTCGCGCATGGCGGCGATGTAGGTTGGATCATGATCACCGTCAAAGGTGCGCAGGAACTTGTAGAGGCTCCAAAGGCGCGCAACGGGGTGACGCACTACGCCGACCTTGCGCCAGCGATCGTAGCCGGCCGGCACGCCGTCAGCTTCCATGTGTCGGTAGATCAGCGTCGATCGCGGATATCCCTCGGCGATCGCGCGGCGCAACGAGCGCGAGCCGGTGCGTGGCACGAGGATAATCACAGTTTCGAGTTCGGGCACGAGGATCACCGCCGCACCTCCGGGAAGCCGTTGTGCTCGATGCCGTCGAGGAGGCGGCCGGCGTATCGCTTGCCAACTCTCGATACCGTGTCGTCATCAAGGTCGTCGCACCACATCGGGCGATAGGGATCGCCCCAGCGATCATCCTCCCAGTCGCGGTGATCTCGCCGGCTGATCTCGGGATCGTCCGGGATAGTCCAGCCATCCACCGCGCCGACCTGCGGAGCCCACTCGCCCCATTGCTTGAACAGGAACGGCACGCCGGCGGCTGCGCACTGATCGCGGAGCGAGCGTGCCCAGTCGGGATTCATGGGCCTGGCGCCGGGGCCGCTCTCGCCGCCGGCGACAACCCAGTCGAGTCGGCTGTAGCCGCTGAAGGCCAGAGGATCTTCGTCCGTCGGTTTCGTCGCGGCTTCGTCGTGAAACCAACCCATCCGATCTGTTGTGAGCGCATCGAACCACCAAGGGCCGGAACCGGCATTCGGCTGGTGAATGCACGTTAGATCAAGCGGGCCGAGCAGCGGCTCGGCGCTGATCCAGCGGATGGCGGCGGGCGTGTCGAGCAGGATCGGAATGCGCTCGTCGGCGCGCTTCTGATCCTCAACCGAGACCCCGAGCCAGACGTTTGGAAGCGGCTTGGCAAGGGCTTCGTAGGCGGTCTCATAATGATCCGGCAGATTGCCGCCCCGGACCAGTGCGCCATATCCGGCGATGAAGCTCCTTCGAGAGGACATGCCGAGCATGTATTCGCGCATGCGCTCCGGCCGCTTCGTCAGCACCTGGAATGTGTGCTGCGGCGCCAGCGCCATGACCGCGAAAACATGGTCGATCCAGACCTGGTCAACGCCCGCAGCGAAGAGATCGCCATGGGCGCAGACGAAGATCATGCGCGGCGACGTCCAGCGCAGCGGCTGATCGAGCCATTGGCGGTTGAGCCGAACCTCGCCGGTCCAAACCGGGCCAGCCTTCGTGTCCTTCGTCAGCCCCTTGCGGCTCGGGTGGTTCTTGAGCCGCGTGCCGGCGAGCTTCATCGCGTAGCAGTTGGTGCAGCCGGGGGAGACGACGGCGCAGCCGGTGATCGGGTTCCAGGTGGCGTCCGTCCATTCGATCTTAGTAGCGTCAGCCATTGGCCTTCTCCCGGATGATCTTGACCTTGTGGATGGCGCCAGCGGGAACGCCGCGGTGGGTGGCGGCGAGCTGGCGCGCGGATTCGGCGTCGCTCGCTTCGAGATCGAGCGGGGCGATCTCCGGATCTTCAAAATGCACGCGGAAGGGCAGGAGTTTAGACATAGCGTGCCTCCCTTGCGGCCGCCGCAACACGCGTTTTCCATTTCAGCCATTCGCCGAATGACATGCAGCAATCGGCTTCGAGGTAGTCGAGATACCGCTGCTGACTGCGCGTGATCTTTGGAGGCTCGGGGCTATTCGCCGCGACGGCGGCTCGGCCAGCGTTAGTGACGCGGAAAATGTCGTCGCCTCCACTCAAGGCGGAGCCGGACCGCACCGTCATCAAGCCGAGATCGACGAGCGCCATGCAATCGGCGTGGTCCTTACTGCCTTCTCCGGTAACAAAGTGGTTCCGGTAGGGCTCGCCTCGTCCGTATTGGTCAAGACCGAGCGAGTGCTGGAGGATAAGTAGTTGCTTCGCGTCCATCAGCGCGCGCCCTCCGCACGATCGAGACGCTCGATCTCGGCGATGATGAGGGCAGCGGCCTTGATCAGGTCGCGGCGGCGGGATGTCGGCTTCAGCCAGGATATATCCCAGCTGAGCGGCCAAAGTTCCTGCAACTTGCCCGGGGTTCCCGGCAGGCCGAATTGATCCATGACAGCGCGATCGGCCCGACATGCGGCCGCTGCGGCGGCATAGACGCTCGCAGCCTTCGCCAGGCTGAAATCTTCGTGCTGGTCGTCATGTGCTGGCGTCCATCCCTCGACCTCGACCTGGCGCCGGCGCTCAACGAGCATGTCCTCGACTGCCTTCGTCTGCTGCGCCGCCTTCAGCCGCTCAAGATCCGCCTTGTGGCAGTGGATCGACTCCTCAAAGCGATTGTAGAGATCACCGACGATTTCGGCGGGATCGTCCGCCGGAGACCAGTCTTCGATCAGGCTCGGCGCCTTGGTGTAGGTATCTATCGCGGACAGGAGCGACTGGCCGACATTCGCCATGTCGATCAATTCCTCGATCGTCGTCAGGCCGGTCATTTCCAGCGCGTGCTTCAGATCGCTGTTCATAACCGCGCCTCCATGGCCTTCACGTGCATCGAGATGCGCGGAAGCGAGATCTGGATTTCGCGATATCCGTTTTCGCTGATGGCCATAACTGTGCGCACGATCTTGCGGGCGTTCGTCGCGATCTGCGCCGGCGGGTGGGTGTGCCAGCGCTCGACGCGGCGGCGGAGGTATTCGGCCATACCGCCTTCGGAGACACCGTAACGCTCGGCCATTTCAGTGCGGCTGACGCCGTTCTTCCAGTCGCGGTAGACGATGCTCTCGGCGGGCGTAGTGCCGCGCCTTTTGATGATGTGGGACATCATTAGGTCCTTTGGGGGGGGCTGGAGGAAGAGATCGAACCAGAGTTCCTGCAGATGCTCGCGGTCGACGCCGTGCGTCGTGGCGATTTCGAGGAAGGTGCGGTCCGAGTTGGCGTAGCAGTCGAGCAGCGCCGAACGCTCGGCGACGGTGAGATCATGCCCGCGAAGAACGGCTAACGGCACGGCGCTGGTGCGCTCGCGGCGCGTGGCAGGATCGTGGCCGATGGGCAGAGTGAGCAGCTGCGGCATCATACGCGCGCGTCCGATGCGAACTGCCACTCCTTGCGGAAGGCCGTGGTGCCGGCCAGCGCGGCGGACATCAGGAACGCGATCGAGAGCGCGAGGATAGCGCATGCGAGAAAGAAGCGGTTAGGGCTGGCTTCAAGCCGTGCCATTTTATGTCCAACGAAATGCTCAGTCATGGCCAGAGGCTCCAGAGCAGGATCAGGTGAAGGGGAAGAGTGGAGGCGAGGCCGGCGAGCGCGCCGCGCGTGAACCACAGGGGCAGGGGTAGTCACTTCACCGGAGCGGCAAGATCCGCGCCGGCCCCGTTGCTTTTGTCGAGAGTGACAAGGGCGATGATGGGGTCGACGACGAGCCGTTGCTCATCGAACCACTTGGGCTCCTTGTCGGGATTTTGGGGCGACACAAGATACTGGTCGCAGCCCGTTATGTACTCGGCATGCCCGGTCACAACGCCTTCAAACTTCGTGATGCGGTCCTTCGCAAAGGATCCAAGCTTAATCATTTGAGTATCTCCGATTTGGGAAACGGCGAGCGCGCCGCGCGTGGATACAGGGGCAGGGGTCCACGGGACGCGCCCTCTTCGTCATGGCGCTACGCCGCGCTGGCCATGACGGTGGCGAGTTCGGTGGCCTTCGGGCCGAAGATGTTGATCTGGCGCTCGGTGAAACCCTTCAGAAGCAAATCATCCTTGGTGCAGCCATCGCCCACCGAGCGCATCGCCTCGGCCATCTCGATGATCTTGTTTCGGGTGCTCAGTCCGCCGTTCGGTTGCATGGCAATTTCTCCGCTTGGGATTGGTGAAACCTCCCGGGCGGCGCGGAGGAAATGCTGAACCTGTTCCGCGCCGCCCTTCGACGAGGAGGCATGCGGACAGTAATGCGGACGAATAACCGCTGTCAATCGGAAAATGAGGACAAACGACCGCGTTGCGGATATCGTGCGGTCAACCGCAGTTTCGATCAGAGGTGAAAAGTGATTCGTCTGATCGGTGTTTCCGCGGCCATTTTTCTTAGCGCGCAAGGTGTCGCGGCCAGCGCCATGGACCTGTGCGGGTCTGGGAAGCGGATCAACTGCGTGGTGGATGGAGATACTTTCTGGCTGCGTGGGGAAAAGGTCCGCATTGCGGACGTTGATACGCCTGAGATCAGTCAGCCTTCATGCGAATCAGAGTTGCAGCGCGGGGTGGCGGCGCGTGATCGATTGCTGGTCCTTCTGAATGAAGGCCCGTTTGAATTGGTGGTTTCCGGTCGCTTGGTCGACCGCAATGGCCGTAAGCTCCGCATCGTTGTTCGTAACGGGCGCTCCCTCGGCGACCAACTTGTAGCGGAGGGGTTGGCGCGAACTTGGGATGGGAAACGTAGGACCTGGTGCGACTAGCCTACTTGAGGCCGAACTGCGCGTTGGAGACCAGCCTATCATCCTGGAACATCGCGTTCATGTTTCCGCCCATGCTATGCCCGATCCATATGAGCCAAGATGATCCCTATTTTCATCAAACGTTGTGGTCCTACTCTAGATCCGGGATGTTCCCGTGCTTAAAGAGTTCCACGGGAGGGCCGTACTCGCCGATGGCTGGATCGGCATCTCTGGCCCAAGCAATCACGCCGGCATGTCGGTTGGAGAGTGCGCGAGCTTCGCGCACGGCTCGATCCTCAGTCTCAACCTGCTTCGGCTCGAATGCCGGGACCAGCTCGCCATCGGCACTTTCGTCGAACGCCATCAGTACGATCAATTTGCTCGCGCTCATTGGCTACCTCACGGTTCCGAACTTTCTAAGTACGCGCCCAACGATGAAGAGATCCTCGGAATTCCATTCCTTGGTCGCGTGACGCGGGTTATCGGACATCACCGACACAAGCTGCTGCTCGGCGCCGGGTTTGCTTGAAACCTCCAGGCGCTTCACGACGACGCCTCCGATCTCGTCTAGCACAGCGTACAAACCAGGGGGCGACGGCCAACGGTGGCGGGTGTCAATGAACACGACGTCGCCCTCGTCGAGGGTTGGCTGCATCGAATCGCCTTGAACGGGGATGATGGCGACGTCCTTCGCAGCAAGGCCGAGTGCGATCAAGATCGCCGGTGGCAGGCGCCAGTAGTCGCGAACGTGTTCCGCGGCGAAGGTCATACCGTGCCGGCCGGGAACCCCTTCTGAAACGATACTCAATCCACCGCCGCCCATTCCGCCCGTGACGTCAATCTGCGCGGAAGCGTCGGCAGGGACGCCCTGCAGTCCGGTTTCGGAGCCCATTGTCATCGGGGTTTCGTTAGGACTGTCGTGGTCGTGCGCATCGGGGTCGAAGCTGGACACAATCCGTGGTTGCGTTGCTTGTCGCGGCTGTTCGACTGGCAGAAGCTCGGCAACGCCTACGCCTAGACCAGCAGCAATTTTCTGTAGGGTATCGCCGCGCGGTGAATTTCCGCCGCGCTCGAAAAGCTTGCGGAAATAGCTTCGCTCCAGCCCGGCAGCCTTTGCCGCGGCCTCATAGGTGAGGCCTTTCTGATCGATGATTTCTTTGATGCGTTCTATCACTGGCGTGCTCATGCGCGGATTATCGTCCGCATTGGGGTTTTGTGAATGCGGTCTTTTGGCCCTTGACAGATGCGGTTGAATAGCCGCATTTGTGACCGCATGGTTTTAAGAGAGCAAATCGTTGTCGTTGCCGATGTCTTCGCCGATGCACGTGGCATAGGGCGAAAGCGCGTTTCCACGCTCGCGTTGAACCGAGGTTCCAAACTCGACGATATTGCGTCCGGCGGAGATCTCGCGACCGGCACTTTTGAGCGGGCGATGCTTTGGTTTTCCGAGAATTGGCCGGAGGGCGCTGAGTGGCCCGCTGGCGTACCGCGTCCGGGTGTTATGGCGGAGGCGGCCGAATGATGTTCCCCCAGCAAGGCACCGGTCTCCTCCTCCCAACTGGCGACCTTGCCACCTGGCAGGGACGCGCTCTAACCGGGCGCGTCCCTGCCTCTGTTTTTCCATCTGCTTACCCATGCGGACCTCCGTGATCTGATGGGCTGACACTACGCCGCCAGAGCGCGGCCTTCACGGAATCCTTTCAGCTGATTTTTTCCTTGACCAAACTCAGGGGTGTTTTCGTGCGTGCAATTTCTGAAGAACATGCATCCATCATCAAGGCAGCCACGGCGGCGGCTTACGAGGCTCTCGGCGGGGTTAGCCGGACTGCGGAAGCGCTCGGTGTGGCATCGTCGACGCTCACAAAGTATGCCTCCACGGGCGAGGAGTGGCGGGACAGCTTCATCCGCCTGGACCTTGCCGCCGAGCTCGACCGGCGATGCGAACATCCGTTCCTGCTCACCGCCTTGTCGCGGATCGTGAAAGACGAGCGCGTTTCCAGCTTCGGGGCGGTCACCGCCAGCGCAGTCCTGCGTCTCGATGGCGTCCTCGACGACGTCGTGCGCACTGTCGCGCAGGCGATCGAGGATGGCCGCATTGACGCGGCGGAGCGCCAGGCGATCCGCAACCGCATCGTAGCCGCGAAGCAGGATCTTGCACGCCTGGAAGCGATGATGATCGACGGGGCCGCGTGATGAATGGCGAACCCATGGACGCGACCAAGACCGTGTCGGCGATCTGCGCGCTGATGCCCGATGACCCGCAAGCAGCAGTAAACCTGGCGATGGTTGCCTGCGCCGCATTGGCGATCAAGGCCGGATTGGACGACGACTCGACCCTCGATGGGCTGCGCGCGGCACTCGTATCCATGCGCGGAAACGGTTTCGCCGAAATCCACCGCAAGGGCGTGCACTGATGGATGGTGCCCCTCTTTTCACGAAGCCGTGGACAGCCGGCGGCCCCATCGGGCCGCGTTGCCTCGCTTTCCTGCGGCGGGTGCGCGCTGGCGGCGGCGCCTACAAACTCGTCCGCAATGCCGATCGAGAGGCGCTCGACAGGGCGCTCGCCGCTGGTTTCGTAGCGTGGGTCGGTTGCAGCCGCGACGACGTGCGGCTGACGGCTAGGGGCGCGGAATATCTCCACCGGCTGGCGAGGGTGGAATGACGACGCTTTCCCGCCAGGTCCTCGTCGAACGCGTGCTGACGCTCTGGCTTCAGGAAAACCGCGACACGCACTCGATCGCCTCTGAGCTCGGCATCGACGAGGACGAGGTCTGCAAGATCATCGAACAATCGGAAGGAAGAAGGCCGTGAGAGCAATTGAGGCATTGCAATTTCCTGACGTGAAGCCAGCCGAGATCACATCGGCACCGCCGGAGGTCCGGATGGTCTCCCCCTCCGAGCTTTGGGTGGACGAGTCCTACCAGCGCGGGCTTTCAGATCGTTCCATGCGGCTGATCCGGAAGATCATCGGCGAATGGGATTGGACCGCGTTCAAGCCGCCGGTCGTCGTCGATGTCGATGGAAAGCTGCAGGTGATCGACGGCCAGCATACGGCACTCGGCGCATTGACGCATGGCGGCATCGAACAGCTGCCGGTGCTCGTCGTGAAGGCGGATCGGCAGGAGCTGCGCGCCAATGCTTTCGTCCGACATAACCGCGACCGCATTCAGGTCACTCCGACGCAGCTCCACACTGCGATGGTGGCAGCCGGTGATGAGGATGCGCTCACGATCGCGCAGGTCTGCGACCGTGCCGGCGCTACGATCTTGAAGAATCCGCCGCCGTTCTCCCGATTCAAGCCTGGTGAGACGATGGCGATCAGCACGATTTCTGCGGTCGTCAGCCGCCGCCATGCTGCCGGCGCACGCAAAGTGCTGGAAGTTTGCGTGAAAGGCGGCGCTGCCCCAGTTTCGGCAGCCATGATCCGCGCCGTCGAGCACCTGCTCTTTGCCAAGGAATATGCAGGCGAAATCGAGCCGGAGCGGATTTCGCTGCTGATCTCGTCGCGGTTGTCGACGCTTGAGCAGGAGGCGCAGCGGTTCGCAACCGAGCGGAAGATGCCGCTTTGGCGCGCATTTGCCTCCGTCATCTACATGAACCGGCGGAAGGCGCGCTGATGGACAGGATCGTTCTCGACCTCCAGCGTGAGATCACCATTCTCCGTGAGCGGGTTCGTCAACTCGAAGAGTTACTGGCGCCGACCACCGTGCCCGTCCCTATCGAATTCGGGCTCACGAGTAGCGAGGCCCGCGTCTTTGCGCATCTCGCGACCCGTGACATGGCCACGAAGCAATCCGTCATGCTCGCGCTCTATAGCGACCGTGCCGACGTGGAGCCGGAGACCAAGATCGTCGATGTCTTCGTCTGCAAGATGCGGAAGAAGCTGGCCCGTTTTGGCGTCACGATCGAGACCGTCTGGGGGCACGGTTATCGGCTGCTGAACCGGCACGAGTTCTGTTCGGGGAAGGCGGCATGAGCGGCGCGGCGCTTCCGAAGCTCGGACCGAAGGCCCGCGAGATCGTCGATGCGGTGTTGCGCGACGGCATCTATCGGGCACTGAAAGAGTCCGACGCCGCTGTTTGCCGCAATCTGAACAGCCGCCAGTTCCTGGGGCGCGACAAGAAAGATGGCGCGGTATGGTATCCGACGGGGAAGCTCTGCGAGCTTGCCGGCGTGACGCCGCCGGAAATCGGGCAGGGGGGCGAGGGCGGACCCGGCGCGCCGGATTCTCGGGTTCAACCCGAGGAGGGCGCCGATCGCCTCCCTGCGCCGGCCGAGGCGGAAGCCGGACGCGTGTTGATCCGTATCCCGCTCGACAGGATTGATGTCGGCTTTCGGCTGCGCCAGGCCGATCCGGAAAAGGTCGCAGCCCTTCAGGCATCCTTCGCCGAGCTTGGGCACCGCACACCGATCAGCGTGACGCGGCGGCCGGACGGTGAGTGCTTCCTGCTCTCCGCCGGGCTACACCGACTCGAAGCGGCGCGGGCGCTCGGCTGGGCCGATATCCTCGCCTTCATCGAAGAGGGCGACGATCTCGATGCGGAGCTATGGGAGATCGACGAAAACCTTTGCCGCGCCGAGCTGACGCCGGCGGACCGGGCGCTCTTCACCTTCCGCCGCAAGGAAATTCACCTGATGCGCCACCCGGAAACGGGGCATGGCGGCGACCGGCGATCAAGTGGCCAAGTTGGCCACTTGAAGGACGAGGCGGCGAAGAGCTTTGCCTCAGAGACTGCTGCGGCGACCGGGCAATCGGAGCGCGCGATCCGGCGTGACGCCGAGCGCGGGGAGAAAATCAGCGAAAGGGCACTGCGGCAGATCCGCGGCACCCGGCACGATACCGGCGTAACTCTCGACCGGCTCAAGGGGCTCACCGAAGAGCAGCAGCTCGCCTATGTCGAGGCGCTGCGCGAGGCGGACAAGCGCGTCGCTGAAGAGGCGAAAGCCATCCGCGACGGCAAGCAGGCACTCTCGCGAAAGATCCGTGGCGCCGTGATCCGCGCCATTGCTGAGCGCGGCACGGTCTCGGCCGGCACAATGCCGCGCGCCGCCTTTCCGATCATCTATGCCGATCCGCCATGGGAGCAGGAGGCCTGGAGTGAGGAGCGGGGGCAGGACAGAGGGCTTTCCTATCCGCATATGCCGCTCGAGGAGATCAAGTCGCTCTGCGCTGGCGATGCGAGCCCGGCGACGCGCGACGCGCTGCTATTCCTGTGGGTGACGGCCAACCGGCTCGACGACGGCATCGACGTGCTGCGCGCCTGGGGGTTCGATTACGTCACCTGCCTCGTTTGGGATAAATCGCGTATCGGCATGGGCCGATGGGTGCGGGACCGTCACGAGATCCTGCTCCTCGGAAAACGCGGAAACTTCCCGGCGCCGATCCCCGGCACGCAGAGCGCGTCGGTCCATGCCGAGGTGAAGGGCGAACACTCGGCCAAGCCCGTCTATTTCGCAGAGATGATCGAAAGGCTCTATCCGGACCTCCCGAAGCTGGAGCTGTTCCAGCGGCGCGAGAGCCTTGTCGCCGGCGACGTTCGGCTGAACGGCAACTGGACGTTCTGGGGCAACCAGGCGGGCGTGCCAAGAGGCGAGGAGAAATCCTCTGAGGATGCCCGCGACGGACGCGCCTACGTGACCAAGGAGGAACTAGCCGAGTTCAAGGCGCTGGGCGCGGTCGACGGCGGATGCATGGGCGGCGGTCCGCTGCTCGATGAGATGATCGCTCTCGGTCTGGTCTGGCCTTCTAAACCACCGCAACTGACGGTCGGCGGCGCCGCGCGCCTGCGAGAACTCGAAGATAAGGTTAAGCGGGCGTCCGATGGCGACGCTGTAAGATGCGCGAAAAGCGAGGAAGCATGATCAGCATCCTCGCCATTCGACCCTCCGCCGACGTGATGAGCGCCTTTGACGCCCTGCCCAAGGCCCTACGCGAGGCAATTGCCTCGGCGCCATTTGCATTCGATCCGGAAGAAATCGGCCAGCGCCTTGCCCGTGGCAAGTCGGCCGGCTCGGTCGTGCGTGAGATCGAGCGGATCAGCGGGGGTGCAGCGTGACGCAGTTCCTCCCTATCATCGAAGAACTTGCCGACGCGCCGGACCATGCTGCGCGGGCGCGATGGCTTCTTCGAGCGCCGCTCGCGGTGATCATTCGCGACCAGGTGATCATCCACCGACTGCTCTCCGCAGCCGGTTTTCACGAAGGCCTAGCCTACTTCGCAGCCGAGATCGCGGCGCTTTCCGCGACGCGCGGCCGGGACGGACTCGCGCCGAGCACACTACGCACGCGGGAATACGCCCGCATTGGAATTCAGATCATTGCGCGCGGGGGCGCGGAGGAGGGGAAGCATGCTGCAGCAGGCTGACCGGAGACGGTCGCGCTCGGCGGCCGCCATGAGCGGCAAGATGGATGAGCTGCAGGCGCTGGCCGCCGTCATCCTCTGGAAATCAGGACATTTCGACACGTTCGACCTCGCCGCTGTTCTCGGCGTTGGCGAGGACGCTGTCTGCCGGACGCTGCAGGCGGCGCGGCATTTGGAAAGGGGGTTGGCGTGAGCATTGCCATCATGTCGCAGCTCTTCAAGGCGCATCTCGGCTCGACAAATCGGAAGATGCTGGCCGTTCGCCTGGCTGACTTTGCAGATGACGACGGTAAGGGCATTTGGCCGACCGTTGGCCGCCTTGCCCAGGAGACGGAACTCTCCGAGCGCTCGGTACAGCGCATCCTCGCAGAGTTCGTCGAAGAGGGGTTGCTCGTCGTCGTCAGGAAGGGCGGCAGCAGGCCCGGAGAAGCTACTCGCTACGATTTCAACATGGCTGCGCTCGCACGGTTGAAGGCTCCGAAAACGGCGTCCGACGGGTGTCACGGTGTCACCCATGACACAGTGTCACCCGTGACAGCGGCGACGCCTATGGGTGACACAGACGACGTCGACGGGTGTCACGGTGACACCCAAACCGTAATAGAACCACCAATAGAACCATCAGAGAGAGAGGGTGCGCGCGAAGGCGATTTGAAGGATCACGACGATCCGGCGAAATTCGGCAAGCGGGTGAAGGCTCTCGAGATGGGAACGGCGAACAATCCGTGGCCGGGTGCGATCGCCTCCTCGACGGCTTGGGCTCTGCAGCAGTTTGAGAGGCTTACGGCTGAAGAGCGTCGGTTGGCTGAGGAGCGGCGCGACGCATACCTTGCCGAGTGCAAGGCGCAAAAAGTCAAGAACGTCGCCCTCGGCGTTTATTTGCGAGACAAGAAATTCCTGGCCATTTCGCCGCTCGCGGGGAAGGTACAAGCGACGAGCACAAAGATCCCCGTTGCTCCGTTCGGGCCGGTGTGGGCCGGCATTCGGGTGCTGGCGCTCCTCGATGGGCCAGAACCCGTCGAGATGCCTCTCGGTGTGCGTGATCGTATCAGGCAGACATTCGAAACACTGATGCGCACCAGCGAAGCGAGGGCACGATCCTACGTCGGCGGAAAAGGGATTTCCGTGGGGTCCGGTGGCGAATTGATCTTTCCGAATGACTTCGACCAAGCAGAGTTGCGGCGCCGCGTCGTCGAGAGCGGCTATCCGCGGGCCAATGATCTGCACGCGCAGGCAAAGAATCGCGATCGCACTGTTGCCGAGGCTCGCTTCGAGGCGCTGGCAGATCTTTGTGAGCCAGTGCCTGTCGGGTCAGAGCTTTTCGAACGCTGGCGGGACTATCACGAGGCCGCCGGCTGGCCATTCGTTCCAGATCCCGGCTCGATGCCCGTCGTCTACTTCCCGAAGGGCGGACCGGAGAGACTTCACCATTTCGAGACCGCCGCAAGGACGGCACTGAGACAGGAGCGGAGCAATGATCATGCAGCGTAGGACACTCTCCGGAAGCCCGATCGCGCTGCAAGGACGTGAGCGGCTCTCGGACAGAATTCGGCGAATCACGGCAGCGAACTTGAAGGCAGCATCTATGAAAGTCACGGAAATGAACCCCGAAAATGCCCGTTGGTACTGCCTTCATGTGAAGAGCGGCAAAGAATTTGACGTGGAAAACGCATTGACGGCAGCGAATGTCGAGGCGTTCATGCCGCGAGAAAGGGTTGTTCTAGTGCGCCACGGGCGGAAAATCGAAAGCGACCGCCCCTTCTTTCCGAGCTACCTGTTGGTGCGACTGGTGCCAACTCCGGAAGCGTTTCATGGACTGCGGTACCAGAAAGACGTACTCGATTTCGTCGGTGGGCCGGCTGGATACCATGTCATCAGCGATGCAGATGTAGTTGTTTTTAAACGGCTCTCTGATGGTGTTGAGGCGCCCAGAGTAGCAACTGATAAGACCTTTCGTGATGGGGATCAGGCGGATATCGTGCTTGGGCCGTTCACCGGCTTCAGGTGCGTTGTGACGGCTGTGAAGTGGTGCCGGCAGGCAAGAGCGAGCGTGCGAATTGACGTACAGGGCAGGCCGTTCGATATCGAAAGCATGCCTCTTGCGTTTCTCCGAAAGCTATGAGAGTCATTTTGCACGGACGAGCCGGAAGACGTTACCCTCCGATCCCCTAGCCAAGGCTAGGGCAGAGCAGGCAAGAAGCCTCAGGGACCAACGCTCCAGCCCCACGCCCAAACAGCCTCCAGGTGGAGGCACCGACTCAGGGCCAGTGCTACTGCTATGTTTAGATGATGGGCGACCGAGAGGTCGCCTTTCTCCGTTAAAGGGTATGGGCAGGCCGTTTCGGAGCTTCTGATGTTCGACGCTCAGATCAAAGTCGATCTTCGGCAGTTCAATCGAACCTTGACTGATATCGAGCGGAAGCAGCTGCCCTATGCCATCATGCTCACGCTGAACGAGACGGCCAAGGGTGGTCGTCTCGAAGTTCAGCGAGAGATGGATCGGGTCTTTGATCGGCCTACCCCCTACGCAAAGCGGGGCGTCGTCTATGACCGGGCATCGCGGCAGAACCTGCGGGCAGCGGTTGTTGTCACCGGCGACCGGACGAAGGGCGGCTTGCCCGCCACCGCATTTCTCGGTCCGCAGATAGAAGGTGGGATGCGCACCCATAAGGCCTTCGAGCGGCAGCTAGTCGATCGCGGATTGATGCAGCGGAACCTGGTGGCCGTGCCGGCAAAGCGGGCGCCGCTCGATCGCTACGGCAACATGACGCAAGGGTTTCTCAACCGCGTCATGGCCGACCTGCAGATCGACTATCGCGGTGCTGGTGCGAGCCGTACCCGCACATCATCGTCGCTCAAGCGGAACAAGAATTACAAGAACGCGCGGTTCTTCGTGCCGAAGCAGCCGTCGCATCTCTACCCGGGTGTTTACCAGCGTGATCCGGCAACGAACGCCATCCATCCCGTGATCCTGTTCGTGCCTCAGGTTTCGTATCGCATCCGTCTCCGCCTGCGCGAAGTCGTCGAGCGGTACGTGGTCGCCAATGTCCACGATCATTTCGCCGTCGCCTTTCAGCGGGCGGTTCGGACGGCCCGATAGGCCCTCCGAGGGTTCATGGGTCCTTCCTGGCATCCGCCCGCCTGCGGGTATTTGGCACGGCGGAGGTTGTCCAGTCTGAGCGATTTTTTGAAGCCTAAAGTCAGAGCCTAAACTAAAGAGCGCGGCTAAAGTCGGACCTAAAATGACACTGTCCGCTGAAACCATGACAAAGGGCGCCTTCGCTGCTCATATCGGCGTGAGCGCCGGGCGCATTTCGCAGTACATCGCCGAGGGCAAGATCTACGGCGATGCGCTCGAAGGCGATGGCAGGTCGGCGAAGATCAGGCCGGCAATCGCCCGGCAGCAGCTCCAGAAGACGCTTGAGCCGTCGCAGCGGTTCGGGGCCAACGGTGCGGCCGTCCTGAAGTCGGCGGCCCTGCAGCTCGCACCGTCCGATGGTGCATCGGCGCCGCCGCCACGGTTGACGTTCACCGACGATGTCGCCGATCAGCTCGCGGCCGAGCGGCTTCGCCAGCAGCAGATCACGACGGCACGCCTCGAGCGCGAAGAGGCGCTGGAAGTCGGCCGCTACATGCGGACCGACGACGCCCGGCGCCAGACGGTGCGCGCCGTGTCCGAGGCCTTCAAGGTCATGGAGCAGGGCATCCCGGAAATGGCAAAGGCGATCGCAGCCCAGTTCGGCGTCCCGATGCATGACGCGACGCATGCGCTGTTGAAGGTGTTTCGCGATGTTCGCGCGAAGAAGGCAGCCGGCTTTCGCATTGCCGCAGACGAGCAGCCGGAGCACATAGAGGATGAGCAGCCGTGACGATGCTCTATAATCCTGAGCGGCTGGTTTACCAGGTCCTCGCCGAGATCTGCGAACCGCCGCCAGCGGTCGACTATCTCAAGTGGGCGAAGGAAAACATCGTCTTTTCCGAACGCATCACGGACCATCCGGGGCCGTACAACGAAGACCTGGTGCCGTTCTTCTCGGAGATCCTGCGAGCGTTGTCGCCGGAAGATCCGTGCAACATCGTGAGCCTCGCGAAGTCGGCGCAGATCGGCGGTACAATCTGCGCCAACATCTTCACGCTCGGCTCGCTCGACATGGCGCCCGGTGATTTCCTCTATGTCCACCCGACCGAGGAGAACGCCGCGCGTTGGTCGAAGACGAAGCTGATGCCGCTGGTGCGCGAGATGCCGGCGGTCGCGAAGTTGTTTTCACAGAACAGCCGCGATGCGAGCAACTCGGTGCTCTACAAGGAACGCATCGACGGGCGCGGCGCCATCCAGGCGGCCGGCGCCAACTCGCCGGCAGGCCTGTCGATGATCTCGCCGCGAAAGCAGGTCCAGGACGATCTTGCCAAGTGGCAGATGAACGAGGCCGGCGATCCGGAGGTGCAGGCAGACAGCCGCAGCAAGGCGTTCTTCAACGGCAAGATCTTCAAGATCTCGACGCCGATGGTCTCGCCCGGTTGCAAGATCACGTCGAACTATCAGGAAGGGACGCAGGAGACCTACCACGTTCCGTGTCCGCACTGCCACGAACTGCAGGAGCTGCGCTGGGAGAATATGCGGGATCACATCGATCCCGAGCATCCCGAGCAGGCCCATTTCGTCTGCATCCATTGCGGTTGCGAGATCCACGAGCATCATCGCGAGTGGATGGTGAAGCCGGCAAACGGGGCGAAGTGGGTCGCCAAATATCCGGAGCGCGGCCGCCGCCATCGGTCCTTCCGCATCTGGATGGCCTATTCGCCGTTCGAACGATGGGAGAACCTGGCGCGCGAGTGGCTGACGGTCCAGGCCGGCGGACCGGAGAACCGGGAAAAGGGATCTGGCGCCGAGCAGACGTTCTGGAACGACTGGCTCGGGCTCGCCTTCGAGGCGGACAACAAGGCGATCGACTGGGAAGTGCTCCGGGATCGCGCCGAGGACCACGGTTTCCAGCGCGGTGTCATCCCGGCCGAGGCGCTGGCGCTGGTGCTCGGCATGGACGTGCAGGGTGACCGCGTCGAGTGGCTGCTGGTCGGCTACGGAAGGAATCGGTACCGGGCCGTGATCGACCACGGCGTTGTCGACCATCGCGCCGGCAGCCACCTGGCTGACGCGAAGGAACATTCCGGCCACATCTCGGAGCCGGAGGTTCGCGCCGCCCTCGATCGGCTGCTGCAGCGCGAATGGCTCGACGATGCCGGCCGCAAGCGCACCGCCGACCGCGTCGCGATCGACGGCAATGCCTATACCGACGATGTCTGGAACTGGGTTCGCAAGCATCCGAAGTCGCGCGTCATCATGGTGCGTGGCGGCAATACGGAAGCGGCGCCGCCGATCGTGCAGACGAAAGAGTATGACCGGAAGGGCAAGCCGAAGAAGCAGAAGTGGTCCTCCCGCTTCTTCACCTTCAACGCCTCGGCGTTCAAGATCCGGCTCTATCGGGACTACAAGAAAGACGATCCGGAGCAGGCGGGCTATGTCCGTTTCGCCCGCGGCTTCGGCGACGATTTCTACCAGCAGGCGACATCGGAAGCCCGGGTACCGGAGAAGACCCGGAGCGGTCACACCCGCTACGTCTGGAAGCTCTCCGAGGGCAAGCGCAACGAAATCATCGACATGCTCAATCAGAGCCTGGCCGGTGCCTATCGCTGGGGCGTGCCCTATTGGACCGATGAGGAATGGGACGCGATCGCCGATCGGCTCGGCCGCCTCGAAGCGCCGCAACAGGGCGATCTCGAGGATCGTCTGAACCAGATCGCCGTCAAGACCGAACCTGCCGCAGGCCAGCCCGCCGCGGCAGAACAGCAATCGCCGCTCGTCGCTGCCGCCCTTGCGCGCGCCGCCCGGGCAGCGCAGCGGAACCGCTAGGAAGATCCATATGGCACTGACCGAACAGGAACGCGCCGTGCTTCTGGCACGGCTCGACGAAGCGCGTGAGGCCTTGCACCAGATGGAGATCGGCCGCGCCGAGGTCTCGCTTAGCTATAACGGCGAGAGCGTCACCTATGCCGCGACCAACATCGGGGCGTTGCGCCAGTATGTCCGCGACCTCGAGGCGAAACTCGGCCTTCGCCGGTTCGCCCGGGCGCGCAGCCGGGGAGTGATCTTCGGATGAGCGGCGAAGTCACGATCCTCGGCCCGGACGCAAAACCACTTTCGCCGGCAGTTCGTGCCGCTGCCCGCGTGCAGGTCGCGAAAAACCGGCTGATGGCGTCTTCGGCCTACCAGGGTGCGTCCTACGATCACCCATCCTTCGCCAAGTGGCGGCCGGGCACCTGGTCCGGTCAGTCGGCGCTGACCTGGTCGCGCTCCGAGCTGGTCGACCGGCTGAACGACGTGGCGCGCAACGACGGCTGGGGCGCCGCTGGCACCTCGCGCCTCGTCGACAACATCATCGGCTCCGGCTGGACGCTTGCAGCGCGGCCGAACCATGTCTCGCTCAACATGACGTTTGAGCAGGCGGAGGAGATCGCCGACAAGATTGAAGCCTTGTGGCGCGATTACACCCAGGACGTCGACAAATGGTGCGACGCCGAGCGGACGAAGACCATGGCCGGCGTTCTCGGCCTTGCCGCCCGTCAGCGGTTCGGTCCTGAGGGCGAGGCCTTCGGTGTCATCGTCTGGCAGGACAATGCGCCGCTATTCCAGACGGCGATTCATGTCGTCGATCCGGCCCGGTGCTCCAATCCGAATGGGCGCATGGACGAAGAGTTTCTGCGCGACGGCGTCGCCATTGACGGTTACGGCGCACCGGTCGGCTATCACTTCCGCAAGTCGCATCCTGGCGAGTTCTTCGCCGGGAACACCGGCATGTGGCATTGGGAGTATGTCGAGCGGGAGACCGAATGGGGGCGCCCGATCGTTGTTCACGCCTACGAGCAGAAGCGCGCCGGCATGACGCGCGGCGTTTCCGACTGGGCGCCGGTCATGCGGTCGATCAAGCAGTCGACCGATTACGAGGACTATGAAAGTCAGGCGGCGATGCTGAACGCTGTCATGGCTGCCTTCATCGAAACGCCCTTCGATCCGGAAGAGATGCTCGAAGCGATGGGCGCGGATTACGGCAACGACGGTATCGCCAAGCTTTTTGGCGAAATGTCGGCCGCGCAGAAGGCCTATTACGGCGCCGCGCCGATCGACTTGCCCGGCGTTCGCATCAACACGCTGCAGCCCGGCGAAAAGGCGACGCTGACCAAGCCGGAGCATCCGAACGCCAACTTCGAGGCCTTCGTCAATGCGGCGCTGCGCAAGGTCGCGAGTGCGATCGGCGTCACCTACGAGCAGCTCACCATGGATTGGAGCCAGGTGAACTATTCGTCGGCACGCGCCGCCCTCCTCGAGATCTGGCGCGGCTTCACCGCCAAGAAGGGCGGCTTCGCCTGGCAGTTCATGGCGCCGATCTATCGGGCATGGCTCGAGGAGGTGTTTGACAAGGGCCTGATCGAGCTTCCGGCGGGCGCCGTTCCCTTCGAGCAGAACCCGGCCGCCTGGTGCCATGCGGACTGGATCGGTCCCGGCCGAGGCTGGATCGACCCGCTGCGCGAGGCGCAGGCCGCCAGCGAGCGGCTTGCCGGCAATTTGACCACGCTCCAGCAGGAAGCGGCCGAGCAGGGGCGGGACTGGAAGATGGATGCGCAGCAGCGCGCCCGGGAACGGGCGTTCTACGAACGGCTCGGGCTCGATCCCGACCCGGGCAAACCTGAAGCCAGATCGCAGGCGAGCGCCGCTCCGCCAGCCGAACCGGGCGACGAGACCGAGGAGGAGGTCAACGGCCGGACTTCGGCGCGTCGGCACCCCGCCGGCATCCCGAGGATCTCCAGAAGGAAAACGGCATGAGGAACTATCCCGAAATCGCCAGTCGGATGTTCGGTACGCCGCTGATGCTGCATCCTTCGAAGGGCGACATCATTGCGCGGGCTTTCGGCCCGCGCGTGCTCGGCAGTCCGGACGCTCCGGCGCAGGTGGTCGGTGGCGAGGAGATGGGGCTCCTCGGCGAGAAGCTTCGGGATGCCACCGACTATTGGGGCGATGCCCTTTACAAAGGGCCTGAGCTCGTTGCGCCGGGCATCGCCCTGATCGAGATCGAGGGATCGCTCGTCAACAAGGGAAAGTGGATCGGCAAATCCTGCGGCATGACCAGCTACGAGGCGATCGGAGTACAGGTCCGGGATTGCATCGAGCGCGCCGACATCAAGGCCGTCGTGTTCGAAGTCGACAGTTACGGCGGCGAGGTGACCGGTGCCTTCGATTGCGCCGAGCAGATCTTCGAGCTTTCGCAGGCGAAGCCCACCATTGCCGTTCTGACGGATCATGCCTGCTCGGCCGGTTATCTGCTGGCGTCGCCGTGCCGTCAGCTGGTCATCCCGCAGACCGGTATCTGCGGCTCGATCGGCGTCATTTCGATGCATGTCGACATGAGCGCCTGGCTTGCGAAGGAAGGCCTGAAGGTCACCATCCTCAAGGCCGGCGAGCACAAGGCCGACTTCAATCCCTATGAGGCCATCCCGGACGATGTGCTTCAGCAGGAACTCGCCGAGCTCGAAGAGCTCCGCGTCGAATTCGCAGCCACCGTCGCGCGGTACCGTGCCGGCCGGCTGACACAGCAATCCGCTCTCGCCACTGAGGCGCGGGTCTATCGCGGACAAAAGGCGGTTGATGCCGGCCTCGCCGACGCGGTTGCACGCCCTTCGCAGGTTCTCGAAGCCTTCGAAGCTGAACTGAGCCGGACAGCCGGCTAACCCCAACATCAACTGGAGACGACGAATGTCGAACTTGACGCGTAGCAGCGCGCTCACGCGGAGCGTGCTCGCCGCCATTAGCGGCAAGAAGGGCTCCCGGCTGGAAGACGAGCGGCCGGAAGAAGAGGAAGTAATCGAAGCCGAAGAGGAGGACACCTCCGCCGAGGATACCCCTTCCGATCCGGAGAGCGAGACCGAGGAAGAGGACACCAGCGCCGAGACCGAGGAAGACGAGACCGGCGACGGCAAAACCTCGGCCAGCGCCGTCCGCCGCGCCGAGCAGGGCCGCATCCGCTCGATCCTCACCCACCCGAAGGCCGAGGGTAATCCGGGTCTCGCCGCCGAGCTTGCCTTCGGTTCGAGGTTCTACTCGGCCAAGGAAGCGGGTGCGCTTCTCTCCTCCGCTTCCGCCGGCGGTTCGCGCCTCGCCGGTCGCATGGCCGGAAAGAGCCCGACGCTCGGCGCCGGCACACCGGGCGGCGGCAAGGCCACCGAGAAACAGGCGGTGATCTCCACCGTCCGCTCCACCATCCTGGCCCGTCACGGCCGTAACCGGAAGGATTCCTGATCATGGGAGAAGCAACCTTCGCCCCGAACGACCTGCTCGTTTCCGACGTGCCGGTCATCACCCGCAACGTCACCATCGTCAGCGGTCAGAACCTCAAGCGTGGTGCTGTCCTCGGCAACATCACCGCGTCGGACAAATACACCCTGTCCACTTCGGCCGCTGCTGACGGGTCGCAGACGCCCGCCCTGGTGCTGGCGACCGATTGCGATGCATCTGCCGGCGATGTCGTTGCCGCGGTTTACGCGAGCGGCGCCTTCGATTCGACGAAACTCATTCTGGGCGCCGGACACACGGCCGCTACCGTCGAGGCCGCTTTCCGCAAGGCAGGCGCTCCCCTCTACGTGCGCGTCCTGAAGTAAGCCCGAGACCGAAAGGACACCACACACATGGAAGAACTTCTCCTCTCCACCGCAGAACTCGTTGCGGTTCTGCCTCCCCGCGATCGCCCGGAAGCATTCCTGCGCGATCGCTATTTCTCGACCACGGTCCTTTCCGACATGGAACAGATCGTCTTCGACAAGATCCTGCCGGACCGCGAGCTTGCGCCCTTCGTCCACCCGGACGTGCCGGGCAAGGATTCGGCCAACCGCGGCTTCAAGGCAACCAGCTTCACGCCGGCTTACGTCAAGCCGCAGAATACACTGCGCCCGGGCGGCAACATGATCCGCATGCCGGGCGAGCCGATCGGCGGCCGCAACTCGCCGTCGCAGCGCTACGCCTATAACCTGGCGACGATCATCGACGACCAGGATCAGCGGATCACTCGGCGCGAGGAATTCATGTGCTCGCAGGTTATCCGTACCGGCCAGGTGATCGTCGAGGGCGAGGACTATCCGACGCAGACGGTTAACTTCGGCCGCAACCCCGCGCTGACGATTGCACTTGCCGGCGCGGAGCGCTGGGGCGAAGTCGGCGTCGATCCGATGGACGATGTCGAAGAGTGGGCGCAGCTCCTCTCCGATACCAGCGGGTTCACTGCCCGAGAAGTCCTGCTCGGTCCCGGTGCTGCGGGCCTTCTGAAGAAGTCGCTGCGCTTCCTTGAGGCGCTCGACAATCGGCGCCAGGACGGCGGCATCATGCAGCTGGGACCGGTCAGCACCGGTGCGGAGAACAAGTATTACGCGGTTCTCGGCACCATCGGCGAGCTGACCTTCATCCAGTACTCGCAGCCCTACAGCGTCGGCGGCGTGCGCAATAACTTCTGGCCGTCCATGGGCGTCGGGATCTTCGATCCCTTCGGCTTCCAGGGCCATTTCGCCTACGGCGCCATCCTCGACAACGATGCTCTCCTCTCCATGGAACGCTTCCCCGACATGTGGCGGGAAAGGAACCCGTCGCGAACCATCGTCCAGACGCAGGCAGCACCGCTTCCGATCGCTCCGGAGCCGGACGCCAGCCTGTTCGCATTGGTCCGCTAATCCCTTCCAACCCGTGTTCGTCCCATATCCGCCGGTTTCTCCGGCGGATATCGGGACCTGAAAGGATGCTCCGATGAGCAAGAAAACCGAGCAGTTCAATGCGACCGTCAAGGTCGGCAAGAAATCCTACGCGCCCGGCGAGCCGGTTCCGGTCGGTACCGGCGGGATCACGGCCGAGGAAGCGGAGAATATCCGCAAGAATTTCGGCGCCTGGGCCGGCAGTCCGGACGCCAAGGCCGCGCCGGCCGGGCCTTCATCCGTCGACCTCGAAAAGCTTCGCGAGAAGCTGGAGAAGCTTTCCGCCGAGAACGACAAGCTCGTCGCCGACAACGATCGGCTGACGGCGGAGCGTGACAGCGCGATCGGCGATCGCAACACGCTGCTGAAGCAGAACGAGCAGCTCGAGACCGACAATGCGACGCTCGCCGGCGAAGTCACCAAGCTTCAGGCCGAGATCGAAAAGCTCAAGGCTCCGAAATGACGCCGCGTCCCGCCATGTTCGAAAGGATGGGGCCGAAGTTCGCCAAGGCCTTCGGCAATGCCGACGCCGTATTCACGGTCGACGGTGTCGCCAGGCCTGCCGTGCGGGTCATCCTGCGAGTGTGGCGGGAAACCGACCTGGCGGAGGAGCAGGAGCAGGCCGTCGAAGGCACCACCCATCTGCTTGCCGTGTCCGCCTCCGCAGTGCCCGGTCTCGCCAGCCAGCGCGACAGCGTCACGATCGGCGGCGTCACCTACCAGGTCATCAACATCGACGACGATGCGCGGGCCATGCTCCGCATCTCGCTTGCCGGAGATATCTGATCATGAAGACACAGGAACAGGAGCAGGCTCCGGCCGTAGCGGTCGATCCGATGGAGGACCTCTGCCAGGCGCTGTTCTCGACGGAAGAGGGCGCCAAGAAGAAGGCCGCGCGCCAGACCGCCGGCGCCATGACGCAACGGCCATGGCCGCAACTGCCGTCGCGGCTGCGCTCGGCGGTCCGCTCCGACATCAGCCGCCTGCTCGATAGCGGTAAGACGCGCGCACAGATCCTCGAGGCGGGTTATTCCGCGGGTGTCGTGAACCAGGCGCTGCGCGACCTCGGCCGCACGGTCGCCTGATATGCCGCATCTCCGCAGTCAGATCTTCGCGGCCGTCATCGCGCGCCTCTCGGCCATTCCGGAGTTTTCCGGCGTGGACAGAGTGAAGCGCGGCCGCAAGGGCGCGATCCCACAGGAAAAGCTGCCGGCGATGACAGTCACGTGGGCCGACAGATCGGAGACCTTGACGGTCCGGCCTTCATCGGGACCCGCCGGAGAGGACGGTTATGATCGTTCCCTGCCGCTCTCGATCGTCGTGCACCTGCGGGACGATGAGCCGGAAGAGGAATTCGACCGGCTTTGCGCGCTGATCGAGGCAGCGATGGCCTCGGACATGACTTTCGGCGGCCTCGCCGTCGAAGCGCTGCTGCAGTCGGAACAGTATTTCGTGAACCCGCAGACCGGCGTCTCTCTGCTTGCCGGTTCGCTCAACTACCAGATCGCCTACAAGACGCTCGCCGCCAATCCGGAACAGGCTGCGCTGTAGCGCCACCACTCCCACCAGCAAAAGAGGACTTTGCCATGGCTCTCGGCCGTCAGCTTACGCTTGCCCGCTCCGACGGTGCAGGCGCCTTCGTTTTGGCCTGCATCACCGAACAGCGATCCCTCGAGATCAACAATGAGGAAATCGATATCACCAAGCCGAGCTGCACCGATCCCGGCAGCAAGCTCACGCTGGCACTGATGTACGGCATCCAGTCCATCCGTTTCAGCGGGCAGGGTGCTTTCGTCGATACCGTCGCGATGAAGGCGGTCACCGCCGATGCCGTCAACCAGGTCATCACCGAGTATCAGGTCACCGTGCCCGGCGTCGGCACCTTCGAAGGCGACATGCTCGTCTCGATGACCTTCTCCGGCGACAAGACCAACGAGCTGCAGGCGGACATCCGTTGCGCCATGACCGGCGCGCTCGCCTTCGTGCCCGCCGTCTAAGCCGGAGAAGTTAAATGCTGCCTGCCAATCCGTTGCGCGGCGAGGCGGAGGTTCGCATCGGTGCGATCGACTTCCGCATCGCCGTCACCTTCTCCGGGCTCGCTCGTCTTTCCGATGCGATCGGCGCCCGCACGCTCGACGAGCTCTACGGCCGCCTCCTCGGTTTCGAGCCGAAGGCGGTCGCCTGCGCCGTCCGCTGCCTGATTGTGGCGGACGACGAGGATCAGATATCGGCGCTTTCGGCGAGGATCCTCGACGACGGCAATATCTCGGCCGCCGACCAGCTCGCCTGGCGCGAGGCGGTCGAAAAGGCGCTCTCGGCTCACATCTCTGCCGGGACCATTCGGCGGGACGAGCGGACGGCAACGCAGATTGCGGGAGACGCCGTCCTGGGAAAGCCCGTAAGCCCCTCCTGATCAAGGATCATCTCAAGTCGCTGTACCGCATCGCCACGAACCCGAAGATGCTCGGCTGGTCGCCAGAGACCTTCTGGAAGGCGACGGCGGCGGAATTCGAGATGACCGTGGAGGGGCTTTCCGGGAATGTCCGCGGCGGCCCGTTCATTTCGCGCGAGGAGGTCCGGCGCATTGCTGCAGAGCATGGTGTTCGGCCGTCGCTCAAGAGCAATCCGAATGCGAAAGTAATTGGAGGAGGTTAGGTGCCCGCCGGATCGGTCATGACTGCCTATCTACTTAGGGCGCTGCATAGTCGGGCGCCCCGCTTAGATCGTAGAGCGTCTGACTGTAGGGGAGCCGCAGAACAACCGAGCCTTCTCCTGCCACGCGCGCGATACTCATGCCGCGGCAAATCAGATTGGGTTGCCCAACTCGTGCGCAGAAGGCGTCCGGGCTATCGATGAAGTTCAGCCCTCGGATGTTGACGACGATAGCCGTCACACCTTTTGGTATCGCTCCTATCGGTTGAATGACGAAGACGCGAATGCCGCCGAGCCAAACTGTCAACGTCACGGCAAGCGCGGCGAAAATGGCAACCAGAAACTTCATGCTTTGATCGCCTGTGTGTGGTCAAAGCGATAGCCGCAATGCTTGCAAACTTTAGCCACGTAAAGAACGGTTTCGCCGCAGTCAGGGCAGTTCTTCTCCAGACGTGGCTCCTGAATCGCAGCGTATTGCGGCGGGCTTCTGGGGGCCTCTTTGACGAGGGCCGGTAGGCAAGCAATCAGGATAATGCCGAATATCCCGAGAAACGGGCCGACCAAAAGCCAGCCAGCGACGCTTCGGCCTTTTGATGCAGCGATAATGGCAGTCACGACGCCGCAAATGATCCAGATGACGAGTAGTTCCATTGCACCCCTCCCAAACCCCGTGGGCTACAACTTCTCATAGGCATGTGGAGATGAGTCAAGTGGGCGTGTATCCCGGCGCTTCCGCCGCCCCCCTGATTGTTTTCTTAAAGCGAGATCGACATGTCCCGTCCCGACATTCCCGTCACCATTTCCGGTGACAGCAAAGGCTTTCAGGATGCGCTCGCCCGCGTCCGGGCTCTCTCCAAGACCACGGCATCCGACGTGGTCGCCTCGTTTGCCCGCGTCAAGGGCGTTGCCGGCGGCGCGGCCGGGCTGGTGACCGGGCTAGTCTCGGCGTCGAGCGTGGCAGTGCTTCGCGATGCGGCGAGCGCCATCGCCTCCCTCGGCGATGAGGCGCGGCGGGCGGGCCTCGATGTCAAGAGCTTCCAGGAGTTGAAGTTCGTCGCCGAGCAGAACCGTGTAGGAATCGACGCTCTGACCGACGGGATCAAGGAGTTGAACCTCCGCGCAGACGAATTCATCATCACCGGCGGAGGTTCGGCGGCCGAGGCTTTCCAGCGTCTTGGCTATTCAGCCGAGGACCTGAAGCGGAAGCTCGAGGATCCAGCTGATCTCTTCACCGAGATCATCGGGCGGCTGGGTGACCTCGATAAGGCGGCGCAGATCCGGGTGGCGGACGAGGTATTCGGTGGTACCGGAGGCGAGCAGTTCGTGCAGCTGCTGCGGCTTGGCGAAGAGGGTATTCGCGACCAGATCAAGGCGGCCAACGATCTTGGCATCGTGATGGACGAGGAGCTGATCGAGCGGGCGGAAGAGGTCGATCGGAAATTCAACCTGATCGCCACGACGATATCGACCAGCCTGAAGGGCGCGATTGTCGATGCTGCCGGCGCGTTCATGAGTTTCACGGATTCGTTTCGCGAGTATGAGAAGCAGCAGAGCAGCAGCTTGCTTTACCGGCAGTCGGTCCTCAAAGGCGCGCGCGACAGGGCTTTGCAGCAGCAGGGCACGACGGAGGACAATATCCTGTCGATCTTTGGTCGCGACAGCGCGTCGGAGATTGCGCGTATCGATGAGGAGTTGAAGCAGATCGAGGGGCTGCTCGATCGGCGAAACGGCATCATCGATAAAGCGTCGCAAGGGACCTCACCTAAATCGGGGCGCATCCAGTCCGCAACGGACATCATGCGCGGGGAGATGGCCCAAAGCAGGATCGAAGAGGCTTTCAGTTCCACATCGGGCGGAGGGTCTTCGGGAGGTAATCGCTCTACCGCGACGAAAGAGGCGGAAAAGGAAAGAAGCGCCATTGACGACGTCATCGCGTCGTTGCGCGAGGAACTGGCCATCATTTGGCCTCACCGATATCGAGCGGGAGCGCACCATTGCGCTCCGTGAGGCGGGCGTCGAGGCGACCTCGAAGGAAGGCCGGGAAATCTCGGCGCTCATTGACGAGAAATATCGCCAGCTCGCGGCCGAGGAGGCGCTGGCCGAGCAGTATGAGCGCAGCGAGGAGGCGGCCGAGCGGATGGGCCAGGTCCTCGACGATCAGCTGATGCGCATCGTCGACGGCAGCTTTGACGCGAAGGAAGCGATCGCGGCGCTGCTGTCCGAGATCATCAATGTCCAGACGAACGGGAAGGGGCTTTTCGGTTCACTCTTCAGCGAGATCTTCGGCGGCGGAGGCGGTTCCGCCTCCAACTTCGTGCCGACCACGACCCTCGGCGGCTTCCTCGGCTATGGCGGGGCGCGCGCCGGCGGCGGCGATGTTTCTCCAGGCCGTATTTACCGGGTCAATGAATACGAGGACGAGTTCTTCGCTCCGACGAGCCACGGTCGGATCATTGCGCCGAGCAAGGTACCGGGCGCGGCCAGCGAGGGAGGCGGGGAAGGCGAGCGAACGGTGATTGAGTTGCACCTGAGCGAGGATCTGATCGCCCGCATTCTTGAAAAGACGGGCGACCAAACGATCCGTGTGATTGAGAGCAACAACCGTGCCCGTGAGGATTATTGGACGGCCGGTGGAGATCCGAAGTGATCCTCGCGGATCAGCCCCTGGAGATCGTCGGGCGTTGGGGATGACACTCCGAGGACACGGTGCAGCTTCTCCAGAGCGCGTTCCCGCAGCTCTTTGAGCGAGATGTCGCCGTAGTATCGGACGCCGACGGTCACCTTCATGAAGTAGGGGCTTTCGAAGTCTGGTTCGGTGTAGGCCACGCTGAAAAAGGTGTTGATCTTGTCGCGGCTCTCGTCAGGCAAGAATTTAACGATGACGATGGAGTGCAGCTTCATGTTCACCTCACGACTAAATTGCAACCTTAACGCTAGCCCAGTTCTCTGAGGCTTGCAAGATTGACCTTATACAACTCCTGATTTGGAGCGCGCGACGTCATGGCATTCCTGATTTCTCTTCCGAGCGTGGTCTACGGCCAGGTCGCGTTCGATCCAGTTCGCATCCGCGATACCAACCGTATGGAAGGTCGGCGCACCGAGACGGCCTTCTCCGGGACGCCATATTGGGCCGCATCCTATTCCGCATCGAAGCTGACCACCGCCGAGGCGGCACTTTTCGACGCCTTCAACATGGACGCTAACGACGGCGGCTACATTGCCGGCTACGATCCGCACAGGCCTCGGCCGATTGCCTATCAGGGCAGCACCCCGCTTTCCGGCGTGAAGGCGGGCGGCGGGGCATTCAATGGCGACGCCGTGCTGCAGTCGATCACGGATCTCAACACCATCGTCGTCTCGGGCCTGCCAGCCGGCTTCAAGCTCGGTCCCGGGGATTATGTCGAGGTGCGGAAATCGACATTCGTGCGATCGCTGCACCGGATCAGTAAGGTTGCGACTGCGGATGCGGGCGGCGTTGTGACGCTGAAGATCCGCTTCGGGCTTGACCTGCAGGTGTTCACCTTGCCGTGCACGGTCCACTTCGAGAAGCCTGCCTGTGTCATGGAAATGGATGCGGGCAGCTTCAGCCTTCCGAAGACCTGGCCGAATTATAATGTCCAGTTTACCGCAACGGAGCTGTTCTTCTCATGAGCACGCTTTCACCCGAAGTCGAGAACCTGATCGAGAGCGGTGAATTCGCTCTGCTCGAGATTATCCGCTTAGATCTGCCCGGGAAAACGGTCGGATATCATCGTGGCGCCCGTAAGTTCACCTATAACGGCCTGGAGTACCTGCCGAACCGGTATTTGCAACCCGGTGACCTGGTGAGCGCCGTCGGCGTGGCCGTCACCACCCGGACTATCGTCTTCTCCAACATTCCGGTAACCGATCCCGAGGATGCGGTCGCGAGGATCGAGGAGTTCAACTACCAGAACGCGCCGGTCATCATCACTTCGCTCGCCGGCGAGCCGAACACGAGCAACGTCGTCGGGGTGCTGGTCTCGACCATCTACGAGATCGATCAGGTGCGCTACAACGAAGGCGCGGTCTCGGGCTCCGAGCGGACGCTGACGATGATGATCGACCTGCAGCCGCCGGGACGTTCGGCGCGCGGCTCGACCGGCGTAAAGCGCTCGCAGGCCGAACAGCAGTTCGACAATGATCCTGCCGACACGGGCCTCGAACTCGTAGCGACCAATGCGACAATCCCCGAGGAATGGGGACAGGTGTCGCGCTGATCTTCTGATCCTTCAGGGGTAAATCATGAATCGCTTCCGCATCGTCGAAGCCACGCTCGCGCGTGAGCTTGCGAAACCCTATGCCTATGGCTCTGCCGATTGCTTCATGCTCGGCTGCGCCTTCGTCGATGCACTGACGGGCTCGGCCACGGCTGAGCGGTACCGCGGCGCCTATCGGACGCTTGCCGGCGCGCAGCGGGCATTGCGCCGGCGCGGGCATACATCGCTGGTGAGCTTCTTCGCGGCCGAGCTGCGGCAGGAGCCGAAGGGCGGGGCGGAAGCGCGGCTTGGCGATCTCGTCATCCTGCGTCTTGCCGATGGCGCCGAGCATGTCGGCATCTGCCTCGGCGCCCGTTTCGTGACCAAGACTGAGCGCGGCCGGAGCGATCACGGTCTCGCCGACGTCATCGCAGCTTTTCATCTCGGATAATTCATCATGGCAATCTTTACAGGTATCGCCACAGCGATCGCCGGTGCGCTGTTCGGCGGCTCTGCGCTTGCGTCCAGCCTGATCGGCGGCGCGCTGGCGTTCGGCGCCAAGTTCGCGATCGGCAAGATCCAGGCAGCCAAGCAGGTCAAACAGAAGTACACGGCCGTGCAGGGCGAGATCCAGTTCGGCGGCGACGTACCGGTCGGCACGCTCTACGGCATAGGCAAGACCAAGGGGCAGCGAGCCTTCTATGCCAAGTGGGACAAGGGCAACAAGCGCAATGCCGAGGTCTTCATCCTTGCCAACGGCTGGTGCGATGGGCTCGAGCCGTACGTCTACATGTATGGCGAGAAATACAATCTCGTGGCGCAGGCGACGATCGGCAACGAGGTCGCGCGCTACGGCGTGCAGGGCTTCATCGACGGCGACGGCAACAGCTCGATCGAGATCCGCTTCTATGACGGCCGACCGGGGCAGGGCGTCGATCAGCGCCTCGTCGCCGTGACGGCCACTCTCGGCAACAAGTGGAAGGCGACCAGCAAGCTTTCGGGCATGTGCTATGTCGTCGTCGAGCGCTACTATCATCTCGAATTCTTCCGCGACGCCGGAAAGGGCAAGCCGGACATCGATTTCGTGCTGCGGGGTCTGCGCGAATACGACCCGCGCAAGGACTCGACGGTTGCCGGCGGTTCGGGGCCGCAACGTCTCAACGATCCCTCAACCCATGTGCACACAAAGAACCCGGCCGTTCACCGGCTCAACTATCAGCTGGGGCTGCGCGCGCTCGTCTCCGGCCGCACGCTGATCGGCGAGGGCAAGAGCCTCGGCCAGATCGATCTCGCCACCTATTTCGTGGCGATGAACGTCTGCGACACGCTGCGGGCAAACGGCAAGAAAACCTATGAGTGCTCGCTCTTCGTCAGCGGCGACGACGATCACACCGAGGTGCTGAAGCAGTTCGACGATGCGATGGCCGGCTATGGTCTGAATCGCCGCGGCCTTTCCGGCGTCATTCCGGGTGCGCCGCAGATCCCGGTTAAGGATCTGACCGCGGCCGATATCCCCATCGACCGGGCGAAGGACGTGCAGTTCCGGCCATCGGCCTTCGAGCGCTACAATCACCTTTCCGGCCAGTTCACTTCGATCGAGTCGATGTGGAACCCGGAGAGCCTGAAGCCGGTCTATGTGAATGCGGACATTGCCGCCGACGGTCGTAACCGGCAGACGAGCATCGACTTCCTGCAGGTGACCGAACCGGACATTGCGCAGTATCTGCTCAACATCCGCTACCGGCAAAACCGCATGGGCGGCAAGGCGACGGTTCCCGTCAGCCGGCGCTTCGGTCTGGCGGTTCAGGAAGGCGAGTGGATCACCTGGCGCGGCAAGAGCTGGTTGATCAGCGAATGGCGGGCCGATGAGCGGCTGCGCATCACGCTGGTGCTTTCGGAGACCAGTGCCGAGATCTATGACGACGATGGCATCGAGCCCGGGCCAATCGTCATCCCCCCGACGCCTCCGATTAACCCGTCGCTGCTGTCGACGGTGCAGAACTTCAACGTTGCCGTCGGCATGATCAATGGCGCGCAGGGCTATGACACGCCGGCGCTCGTCTTCACCTGGACCCCGCCGGACGATCCGACGATTACGGCCGTGCGCTTCGTCTATCAGATCGAGGGCAACACCGAGCTTTTCGAGGATCAGTGCACGTCGCCCGAGGACGGTCTGTTCCGCACCACCAAGAACGTGGTCTCCGGCAAGGTCTACAACGCCCGGGCGACGATCACGACGGTTCCCGACCGGCTGCGCACGTTCACGCCCTGGATGACGACGGCGCAGCCGACCGGTTTGCAGACGCTGCTAACCGGCCTGCAGCAGCTGCAGGACGATGCGCTCAGCCGCTTCAAGGAACTGCAGCAGGAGATGGATGAGTTCTTCCGGCCCCGCCTCGTCGAGCTGCTGGACGCGTTCTCCCTCGAAGGTGCCGTCGGCCAGATCGAGCGCCAGCAGATCGTTGCCACCATAGGTGACGCGCTGGCGCAGATCACCGAGGAGCGCCGGGTCCGCGTCTCCGAGAATGAGGCAACGGCGCAGCTGTTGACCTATCTGCAGGCGAGCCTCGGCGGCACGAATGCGCGGCTGATCACCGAGGAGACGGTGCGTGCGACGGCAGATTCTGCGATGAGCAGCCAGATCACGCAGCTCACGGCGGAAACCGGCAATAACGCGGCGGCCATCCAGACAGAGGCTACCGCGCGCGCTAATGCCGACAGCGCACTCTCTACTCAGATCACCAGCCTCGATGCGGAGGTGGGTGGCAACCTTGCCCGGCTGATCCAGGAGGAAACGGCGCGCGCCGATGGCGACAGCGCGCTCGCGACCAGCATCAGCGGCGTGAGCGCCGACTTCAACGGGCGGTTCGCGCAGGGTCTGGTGAAGTTCGAAGCGGTCGCGGCGCCGACCGGCGTTGATGCCCGTTTCTCGGTGTTGCTGCGGGCCGGGACCAGCCAGAGCTTCAAGGTGTCGGGCTTTTATGTCGAGCTTTACACCGAAGGCGGCGTTCAGAAGTCCCGCATGGCGGTCCAGGCGGATCAGTTCCTCGTGACCTCAGGCAACAATCGTCACTATCCGCTCGTCTTCGAAAACGGCGAGCTGAAGCTGGCAATTGCCAACATCGGAACGGTCAACGCCGGTCTGCTTCAGTCACTGAACGGCAAAATGAAAATCGACCTCAACAACGGCACGATCGAGGTTTTTAGCTAATGGTCCGCACGATGATTGGCGTCGACAGTACTGGCGCCGGCTGCGTCAAAATCATGAAGAACGACGCTGACAATCCGCGCACGACGCCGGACAGCCAGCGATCGAAGTTCCTCTACAATTCAAAATATGCGCTGAACGCTTCGATTGCCCATATCGAGCGTGTGAACACTATTCCCGGCGGAAACGGTACCCATTACTATCCCGCCGGGTCTAACTCTTCCAACTATCAAAAGCTTGTCGCTTACGGTGACGCGGGCGGCTTTAATGAAGCCATATGGGTGTTTAAAAACAGCGCCTTCCCGGATATGAAGTACAATATGCCGCTTTTCGATGTTAAAGCCACCCGAAATAGCACGGGGCGCTTTAATCAGATGAAGATACAGCGCCGATACAGCGGAAAATATTACCACGATCAGGGCGGTTACTTGTTCATGGGGAACTGGCGCCAAGCCGGTTGGTTCAAGGACTATCAGGGCCTTGTCAGCAATTGGGGCTCATTCCCGTATGGCACTGTCACGAGGATAAACAACTCCGACACCAACGACGCCTACAACCGCTTTCAGTCCAGCGACAAGCGGTTGATCGTGTGGAACCTCCCGGGCAATGAAGACCCCTCATTAGAAGCTCCCGTGCTCGCGCCAAACGGCAGCAAGAACATCATCATTCGTTCGGATAAGATGATTATCGCCAAGCCGGGATACAACGCGGAAACTGCGACCGAATGGCAAATCTCATTCGACAGTCGACGTGTGCCCGTCAAGGTCATCGCTGCTGCGGATATCGCAATTCCCGCAGGTGAGTCGTTCTACGATACCGGTATAACGTTGCCGACAAACATCGCGCTTGATGTTCATTTCTACACGGGCTCCACGATCTATTATCCGTGGTCTCCTGACATGGAAGACGGCGCGGGAGCGGAGTACTGGTTTAGCGGCACGCGTATTTACTTTAACGCGGCCTCCGCTATGCGCGCTCGGTTCATGCTGTACCTCGACGCCGGCGACAGCCCGACGAATGGCAGCAATAAGGTCTTCAGGCAGTTCACTGAGGGCGGGGTGGATGTGGTTCAATTTCTGCGCCCCGGTTCCGCGAACCCGCCGTCCTGGGCAGACATCGTGATCGACAGTCGTTGGCCATGTGTCCAGATCATCAAAGAGGGGTATTTTCCTGTTTCGGCAGGGAGCCCCGTCGAAACGGTTGTCAATTTCGACGCTACGGGCATGTTCCCTATGGTCAAATACATGACCAAACACGGGCCCGGTTCGGATCAGAATTTCGGCAGTTGGCAGGCGTCGATCAAATTGCCATCCGTTCGCCAGTTGATCTACTCGACGAGCAGCAATTTCGAGTGCGGGGACAGCTCCCATTGTCGCCTTACCCAAACAAGCGCAACGTTTGTCACTAATCGCGGACGACCAGGCGACTATTACAACGATGATGATGATCCGGGCACGTGGCGCACCGAAGGCGCCGACGACGTGCTCGGCATCCGCTACTACATTCTCGGCATTCCAGCTTAGGAACTCCTGACATGACGATACCCTATGTAACGGGCACGGTTTCCGTGACCGCCGGCAGCGCCGTTGTCACCGGCTCCGGGACCGCCTGGGCCACGGCGTTGATTGCCGGCGGGCTCTTCGGTCTCGACAGCAGCAACGGCAACCCGGTGCCGATCCTCTCCGTCGACAGCAACACCCAGATCACCCTCGCCAAGCCCTGGCGCGGCACCACGGCGGCCGGGCAGGGCTACTGGATTGTTCGCGACACTGCCTATCTGCAGCAGCAGACCGTCAATGCCCAGGCGCTCTCGACCTACATCCAGCGGCTCGACAATGCGTCGCTCGCGGCGCTCGCCGGCCCCAACCCTGCCGCGGACAAGCTTGCCTATTTCACCGGGCCAACCGGCGCAGCCCTGACCGACATCAAGGCCAAAGGGCGCGACGTGCTTGCCGCAGACTCGATGCTTTCGCTCCTGGCGAAACTCGGCCCGGTGAATGGTGGCGGCGCCTCGCCTGTCCCGTCCGCCGCAGGGGTGGGACTTTCGGACGGTGATTTCAACACGATCATCATCCCGGGTACGTATACGGTCACAGGCAGTTGGACAAACGGACCATCCGGGGCGGCGGCTACAGGATATACAGCTATTCTGAACGTCTATCGCCGTTTCGGGATGGTCTTTCAGGAAATCTATGTAGCTGATGCAACCTCCCCGAAGAAGTTTCTTCGGTTTTCGGCCGAAGCTTCTGCGGGAACGTGGCCTGGTCCTTGGTGGAACATAACAAACCCCGCTTATCCTGGTGCGTCAGAGATACTAAATGGTGCGTTGCCCGCTCGTCTCAGGACGGTGCAAACGGCTCTCTCTGACGCAAATACCGCAACGGAAACCGGGTTTTACAGTGTC